AGTGCTTTTTTAGACTTGCGGAACTCCTCTAAATACACCCTTTCGGACTTAGCTTTTGCAAATAAACCAGCATTTTTAAGTAAAAAGTCTACTGCTGCGTTTGGGTTAATTTCTTCCATTTAATTCTCCAAATAACGGTGTATTGGTGTATCTGCTTCTTCAATAAATTGCTGGCTCTTGTAATCAAACCATAGCTTAAACATAGGGGTGCTTTCGCCATTGCGGTTTTTAGTACATCTTAGGATTGCGTCTGGCTCTATTCGGTCAAAATGGTAGTAGTTTTCCGCCACTTTTTGCGCTTTTTCTGCATTTTTCCACACTAAAAACACATTGTCCGCAAAACTGGTAACGGCTGATGAACCTTTAATATCGCTCATTATTGGTATTTCTTTTTCGCTACTTACCTTGCGGACATGGCAAATCAAGTGAATGTGCATACCTGTTGATAACGCAATAGACTTCACCGTAGCTACAAAGTTCTTTTGAGCGTTATAGTCATCTTCACCATTAACGCAGGTCATTAAGTTATCAATCACCAAATGCTCAATTTTTAACTGTTCTGATGCATACCGGCACATAGCCAAGACCTTATTAGCTTCTACCATGCCCGTATGTTTATAAATGTAAAGGTTGTCATTTCCCCATTTAGAAAACGCATCTATAGACAATTCTGTAGGGTGTTTCATGCCGGTAGCCTGTCTAGCCATCCTAAACAACGTAGATACTGGAGGCATTTCAAAACTTGCAATGAGGCACTTTTTACCCTGTTCCATGATAGAAAGAATGACCTGTCCCATGATTAAAGACTTGCCATGACCAGTAGAACCGCCCCATAAAGTCAATTCTGCAGGCCTTAATTCAACCTGTTGATGAGTTTTCTGCCAAGGTAACTTAACTCCTTTAGCAAAAAATTCCCCCCTAGAAAACGCTTTTAGGTCATCTTTAAGTTCTGCAAGTTGTGAAACTTCATAAACCAAAGTATGCAGCTCTGAGTATTCTTGGAAATCAATGTCAGAAACGATATTTTTAAACATAAATGTCCCCAGCGCTATCAAGCGATATAAGCGTTTTTGCCTTGAGTTGATGGGTATGTATATACCATGCTGCAAAAAGCTCGTCAGAGGCGTTTTTACCGTGAATTAGCTGTATGTTTTGCCCTTCCAAGAACTTTAGGTCTATCGGCTGAGGATTTCGCTTCTCTGTATAAATCATTGGCATAGACATATCTTCTTGGTTTTTAGGGTCAAACCAGTCAGGCTTTTGACCTACCAACAAAAATACGCTTCTAACTTGACCACCAGCCATCAAGTATTCCAACACTTGCTTCTGTCCTATCATTTTGCTTGCCTCATCATTTCATCTAAATTATTAACTTTTGCAACACCTTGCTTTTGATTACGAATCCAATTACGCCAGGTTGCTGACCAGTCTAGCTTTACACCTTTTTGACCTGCAACTGATACCCAATAATCCTTAAAGCCATCAAAAACTACGGTAGGGTTTAAATCACTACGCTCTTTCCTGCAAAACAAAATCCAGTCTTCAGGTATGGCATCTAAGTTAAATCTAGTGCCTTTGGTAGTTTTAGCTACATCTGTATTGTTTGTTGTTTGTTGTTTGTTGTTTAGGCTTTTTTTGGGTTCACTCTGGGTTAGGTCTGGGTTAGCGATGGGTTTCTTACCCTTCTTAGGCCTACCGCCAAGCCTTCCGTTGGCTTTCTGCTTCTCCAAAAATTTATGATAGTCAGCAATTTCACCATCTGCTCGGTAATTTTTATACCCCTCTGAGCTTGCCTCGAAGAACTCATTTAGCACAGATTCAACAATCTTAGAATCCATCCTTAACCTACGGCTAACCGATGGGATATTGTTGGGTATTGGCGATTCAGTATCGTAATACATATCCAACAACCTTCTATAAGCTAAATCTTCTTCAAGGGTCAAGTGAAGCGTATGCTTCATGTAGTCCCCAATGTTGAAGTTGTAATAGTGCATTTCAGTCCTTTTTAAATAGGTCTGGTCGTAGCTGTTCTTTTGTAAGCCTGTTGTCAGATAGCTCCTCAATTAACTTGACATACTTCAATGGAATATGCGTTTGCCCCCATAAAACAACAGCATTGGGTGTTAATTCTAGTTTTTCTGCTAAGTTCTTTAAAGACCCAAATTCATACTTTAAAAAATCAGTTGGTTTCATATAGTTCCTTTCTTTTGCAGAATATATAGCATACAAGTATAATTTGCAAATGTTTTTCGTATTAGGGAAAGCACTAACAAAAAAAGTGATAAAAAGTGTTGATAAGTGTGATTTTAGTGTATAGTAGAGTCTAGTTCAACAGTAAAGGAGTAAGTGATGAAACCTACAGTATTTGATGTTTTATGCGCTTTAGTGTTAGGTGCGTTTTTGGGTGCGATGTTTGCATTGAGTGTTTAACATGGGAATGTCAAGACACGATGCCTACTACGAACCTGAAGATGACTACATGGACTCAGACGAGTTCCAATACGAAGTCGCAGAACTAATGAAAGACGAATATAACCCTTGCACCTGGGGTAACTTTTGCGAAGCATTTGAAGGTGTACAAGACCCTGAAGTTGTAGCTCAATTAGAAGAAATGTTAGAAAAGCGTGACTTTATGGCTTTAGGCCGTAAGTTATGGAATATGTCGTATGAGTACCAAGAACGCTTTGCTACCGATGCAGTATTAGACAACCAATAAGGATTGAGTGATGATTACATATAACGAAATACGCAAGATTAATGTAAACGAACATACAGACAAAAAGGGTAAATTTACCTACTTGTCATGGGCATGGGCTGTAGACCAGCTCTTACAAATTGACCCATCTGCTACCTGGGATTACCAAGCTCCTATGCAGTTTGGCGACACTTTGATGGTTTTCTGTTCTGTTACCGCTTTTGGTAAAACTATGACATCTCAGTTACCTGTTTTAAACCACCAAAACAAAGCTATATCTAATCCTAATGCTATGGATGTAAATACAGCTATGCAACGCTGCTTAGCTAAAGCCATTGCTTTACATGGCCTAGGTTTATACATTTATGCCGGTGAAGATGTACCTGACGAGCCAACCCCTGATTTGACAGCAGAATCCGATTTATGGGTTGCTTCAATTAAAACTTGTACAACTATTGACGAATTGAAAGCTACTTATGGAAAAGCCTATAGCGCCCTCTCAAAAGATAAATCAGCAGTTGCCAAGATTTCAGCAGCAAAAGATACCAAAAAAGCAGAGTTGGGAACTAAAAGCAATGTTTGACGAAATACTACGCAAAGAAAGAGAGGCTCGTAAATGATTGAACAAGGCACACCTGAGTGGCATGAACTCCGTAGAGGCAAAGTAACCGCTTCTAGGGTAGCTGACATCCTTTCAAGGACAAAGACTGGCCCTTCAGCTAGTAGGCAAAACTATCTGATTGAGCTTGCCTTGCAACGGACTACAAAGGCCATAGAACCATCATATACCAATGCAGCAATGGAATGGGGAACACAGACTGAACCCCAGGCTAGAGTTGCATACGAAGTGGCTACCAATAACTTTGTAGACCAAGTGGCTTTTATTGACCACCCTACAATTAAATGGTTTGGATGCTCACCTGATGGCTTGGTTGGTGAAAACCTTATTGAAATCAAATGCCCTAACTCAGCAACTCATTGGGAATACTTTAAGGCCAAAGAACCACCTAAAAAGTACTTTATTCAGATGCAAGCTCAAATGGCGGTGACAGGGGCTAAATGGTGCGACTTTGTATCTTTTGACCCTAGGATGCCGGAACGCAGTCAGCTTTTGATAGTCAATGTACCTAGAGACCCTGAGTTCATCCTGTACATGGAAGCAGAAATACAACTTTTTCTAAATGAAGTAGCAGCAGAAGTAACCTTAATGGAGAATCAATAATGGCAATTCAATATTTTGTAAAAGCAGCAGTATCGGAGTACGAAGATAAAGCCGATGGCAAGATGAAAAAACGCTACGCAAGCATTGGTGTAATCATGGACACTAAACACGGTCTTATGCTTAAAATTGAGACCTTACCATTGTTTGCCCTAAAAGACGGTGGGTTATTGGCCTATCTAAATCCACCAGAAGATAAAGCAATTCCTACGCAACAAGTCAGTAAAGAATTTAAGGATGATGTACCATTTTAAACAACGGGGCGAAAGCGGATGCTAGACCATAGGCGTAAGGTTGTTATACAGCCGCCATGTATGCGTATAACAGGATAGCAATAGTGCAGCGAGTAGCCCCACCTAACAGGAGTAAGTGATGAAAGAACTGATTATTTTTTTAGTAGGATTTACCATTGGCGGCTGGTCTGTGCAGTCAGAAGCTCAAACTTATGTAATAACTAACCCACAAGGCCAGGTTACTGGCTACATTCAGCAGAATGGCAACACGGTCAATGTATTAACGCCACACGGTAATAGTGTAGGCCAACCATTGACGGTTTACCCCAACCAAATTGTAACGCCACAAGGTTATGCTATTGGAACTCCTAGCTATACAGTCCCATCCGTACCTATGTCACCACCATCACCAAGGGTTATGCAATGATTGAAACCATAATGATTGTGTTTGCAATAGGATTTTTTGCTATATTCGCAACCCTAATGATACTTGCTGCCGCACTTCTTTTTTGGACACAACTATGACATTCTTAGTCGCTAACATACCCCCCGTTAAATGTTTTGTCCGTAAAGAGTACCTTTACAACCATGAGAAGGGACACGGTGAATTAGAACCTTGTGTTTGGATGACTGCCAAAGCAATTAAAGGCCAAGCATTCCGCATTGAATCTATGCTGACTAACTACGGTGCGCTGTACGATAAGCTGCCAATTAGTGCTTATGTATGGAAAGAAACAACAGAAGTGTTGCCTTTGGACTATTTGCAGATTTGGGATTGCCTGTCATACGATATGGCGGTAATTGAAAAGTCTAATCTGCGTGGGCTAAAGGTCAAATACTTTGGTAAGGATAAGCAGTTTCATTTTGGCAATTACCTGTTTACCATTGACTTTGCCGACCCTGACAGTAATCGTTTAGATACAACTTTTAGCGAAGGGGTTGAGGAACACAAGAGTTATAACTTTATTAAGCTGGATAACGGTCAGTTTGCTTGTCAGCCTAACAATCGTTGTCTTTGGTACGATGTATCTTTAGTCCCTGCTGAACTCAAAACTCCTGACTTTAAAATACCTACAGAAGTCTATAGCGTTGAAAATCACGCTAAATGGTCAGCCAAAGACGAATGGTTTTACAACTTTGAAGAATTAAGGAAAGATAATGAATGACGATTACGCATTACCCCTGATTGTTTTACGCAGACTTAGCCAAGAATACGAAACTGCTATGCTAAAAAAACAAACTGC